TTTGCCCATTGTACCCTGCAGTTCCATATCAAGGCTCCGATCTTTGTGGCAAGACAGCTAGCCAAGCATCAGGTTGGCTTCGCATGGAACGAAGTTAGTAGACGGTATGTAGACTATGAGCCTACCTTCTGGTCACCACAGAGTAACTGGAGGGCAGCAGCAGAGAACAAGAAGCAAGGCTCCTCCTCTGAGTATGTGAAAGATAGTACATTAGTACAACAGTGTTATAATGAATCAATCAAATCTTCTCTCAGTACATACAGGCTCATGCTATATGAGGGGGTCTGTCCTGAACAAGCAAGAGCAATCCTCCCACAGTCTATGATGACTGAGTGGTATTGGACTGGCTCCCTCTATGGTTTCAACAGAGTATGTCAACTCCGTCTTGACCCACACGCACAGGATGAATGCCGACAAGTAGCCCTAGCAATATCTGATTGCTGTGCTAGAGCATTCCCCATATCATGGATGGCATTAAATGGATCGCTGGGTTAATCTAGCCTATCATGTTGCCTCAACGGTTGACAGAGATAGAGCACACATTAGTTTGATTGTAAGGAAATCACAATTGTTGGCTATAGGTAGTAATAATTGGAAGACACACCCCAAAACTGTAAAGTATGGTTACATGTACCCATACCTACACTCTGAGTTGGATGCCTTCCGTAAGATTAAAACCCCTACTGACCGCATGATATTATATAACTTTCGATTTAGTAAGACAGGCAAGCTAGGTATGGCAAGACCATGCAAGTTCTGTATGCCGTGGTGTACTCATGTCTTTGATAAGATAATATTTTCAAATGAGGAAGGTATGTTTGATGGATGATTTAAAACCGCTCGATACTTTCCATATGGAAGGAACTTCTCAACAAGATTTAATCACACTCCTGCAAGAGGAACGCGATGCTGCTCGTACTGAACTGCTTGCGTATGATTCTTTACATGGTAGGATAACACTAAAGCAAGCAGCTAAACTAAGACAATGGGGATACCTAATAAAGGAGGATTCAATTGGCAAAAGATAAACCGTGGCTCAAAGCTAAGAAGCGTGACAAGTCACAGTCAGGTAAGGGTGATAAGTATCGCCCAGTTGATCGTGAAATTTATGAAAAAAATTATGAAGCTATCTTTGGTAAACCAAAAGAAATAAATAAAGATGAATCTAAATGAACTCGAAGAACTGGTATATGATCTGGCAGCACTTAGCCACAAGCTTGGTCGTATTGAAACGGATGGTACGACAAGTCAAAACAAGTATGATAAATTGGTTGACGAGCGTAACGATATCAAAGCATTAATTAGATCCGAGTTTAATCGGATGTCACACAACACCACTTTAGGGTGGGGCAAGGGTAAAGATGAGTGAACTAGATGGATGGTTACAAATGAATTTTCCTGTTGGTTCTTTGATAGTACATTCGGATGATGCTGGTATCGGCGGTGATGATAGATTGTATCTACGCATTCAGATGTCTAATAAGAATGTTAACTTTATTGTTTATGCCTCTGAAGATCCAAATGGATATCGAACAGATGAGGATCAGGCTATAGCAAGCTTCTCGTTAAGCCCAGAGTTTCTTATCAAGCTAGCAAAGATCGGATCAATTGATTTAAATGAGTCTATTCCAAAGCAAGACTGAGTGTCCACGCTGTGTGCAGAATGGTGCAGATCGTAGCGGTGACAACCTTGCAGTCTATGATGATCATGTGTATTGTTTTAAATGCAAGTATTACCGCTCTTCTAAAGGAACAGAGATGACAGATGAACTTACTACAACAACCCCTAAAGAATTTAAAGTGCTCACTGGTTCTTACATTGATCTTGAGGATCGCGGCATTACGGAAAAGACTTGCCGCATGTACGGCTATCAGGTAGCCAAGATCAATGGCAAGGAAGTACACATTGCTAACTACTACCAAGGTGGTGAGCTATTAGGACAACACCTTCGTGGTCCTAACAAACAGTTTGCTTGGCGTGGTAGTGCCAAAGGTACAGAACTCTTTGGTCAGAACCTATGGAAGGCAGGAGGCAAGCGGCTTATCATTACTGAAGGTGAGCTTGATTGTATGACAGTCAACCAAGTACTCGGTGGTACATGGGCTGTCGTGTCTATCCCCAATGGTGCTCAGTCTGCAGCCAAGTCTATCAAAGAGAATCTTGAGTTCATTAACTCATACGCTGAAGTTGTCCTATGCTTTGACATGGATGAGGCAGGACAGAAAGCTACTATGGAAGTTGCTGATCTACTACCTCCGGGTAAGTGCAAGATTGCTAAGCTTCCATACAAGGATGCTAGTGAGTGCTACATGAATGCTCAGACCAAGCAATTGGTATCAGCACTATGGGAAGCACAGCAGTATTCTCCTGATGAGATCATGCACATCTCTAAAGTTATCACAGACTCACAGTCTATGAACCATGCTCGTGTCTATCCTTTCCCTTACGATGGTCTATCAGAGTTCCTGATTGGTCAGCGTAGTGGAGAGATTACACTATGGGCATCCGGTACTGGGTCTGGTAAGTCTACTATACTTCGTGAGCTTATGATGCATCACTTAGTAGAGGGTCGTAGTGTTGGGTGTATCATGCTTGAGGAATCTCCACAGGAAACTATGGATGATATGATCAGCCTGATACTTAACAAACCAGTCCGGGCTATCAGAGCAGGACGAATGATGAATGAATTGCGTACCATGCTTGGCAAGAAACAAATCAACATGGCTATGGTTGATGATCTAACTGATGAGGAATACTCCGCAGCTAAGGCACAACTGTGTGGCACAAACTTCTATGTGTATGACCACTTAGGTAACAGTGCAATGGCTAATCTGCTGGCTCGTATGGAGTTCATGGCAACCTCCCTCAAGGTAGATGTCATTGTGCTTGACCATATCACCGCCGCTGCTGCAGGACTTATGAGTATGCAGACTAAGGATGTCGAGGGTGGTAACTCAGAGCGTATCATTATTGATACACTTATGAAGGAACTCCGTGCTATTGCGGTGCGTACAGGTGTGCATGTAGACATCGTATCACAACTCAAGAAGAGTGACAAGGCATACGAAGAGGGTGATCGTATTACCCTGCAAGATCTGCGTGGCTCCGGTGCATTGGCATCTGTACCCAACACAGTCATTGCCCTAGAGAGAGATCGACAGAACACAGACGAGAAGATTGCTAACACCACACTAGTGCGTGTACTCAAGAATCGTTTGACTGGTCGAGCAGGTATTGCAAGTACATTATATTATGACCATGTGTCAGGCAGACTAAAAGAAATTGGATTCGCTATTGCTGAGGATGGCTCAGTAGTATTCGAGCCAGAACAACAGGAGTTCTAATGAAAGTATGCGTACTTGATATTGAAGGAAATGGTTTAGCTGAGTTGATATTAGATTCTAAAGGTAATCCTCACAAGGAAGTTACTCGTGTATTATGTGCAGCTACTAAGATTCCTAATCAAGAACCAGTACTTTGGTTAGAGCATCAGATGCCAGATCTTGTAAATTACCTCAAACAATTTGATGTTATTATCGGTCACAACATCTTGGGATATGACTACCCGGTTATGCGTAGGCTGTATAATATGACTATGCCTAAGCGTATTGTTGATACCCTTATTATTAGTAAGCTAATGTATCCAGACATCAACACCCATCCATTCAAAGACAACTCACTCAAGTCATGGGGTATACATCTTAACTTTCCGAAGTCAGAGTATACCTTGGGCTGGACTAGTTACAACCTAGAGATGGGCAAGTACTGTCAGCAGGACACTCGACTTGGCGAAGCTATCTTCAATAAACAAAAGAGTTTTATATCAGACAACAAAAATATTGTAGCCTTTGAGCATACAGTATCTACAATTTTAATGGAGCAAGTGTGCAATGGATTTAATTATGACCTTGATGCCGGAGAAGAGTTGTATAAAAACCTTATGCTGGAAAAACTTGGTATCGAAGATGAAATGCGTCAAGTCTTCCCTGACCGGATTATCATTAGACATTCGCCCAAGACAGGCAAGAGACTCAAAGACAAAGTAGATACCTTTAATCCCGGTTCTCGACAACAAATAGCTAACCGTCTTACCGAAAGGTATGGATGGAAACCACAAGAAACTGAGAAGGGAAACCCAAAGGTAGATGAATCCGTGTTGGCTGTGTTAGACTATCCAGAAGCAAAGACACTCGTAAAGTACTTCAATGCAATCAAGTTAATGGGTATGGTTGAGGACTGGAACAGTCGATCAATCAATAGTCGAGACAACCGTATACATGGCAACATCAATCCACAGGGTGCAGCGACAGGTCGTTGTACTCACAGTCAGCCCAACATAGCACAGGTAAGTGGCGATCATAGAGCAAGAGAACTCTGGCTATGTGATCCCAAGCAGGTGTTAGTTGGTGCTGACTTGTCGGGGCTAGAGCTTCGTATGCTTGCCCACTTCATGGCTAAGTATGACAACGGTGAGTATGGTAAAGTACTCCTAACAGGAGACATTCATACACACAATCAGAAGGCAGCTGGACTAAGTTCACGAGCATTAGCAAAGTCTTTTATCTATGCGTACCTTTATGGTGCGGGTGATAAGAAGATTGCTTTAGTATGTAGTTGTAGTATTGGTGAGGCTAGAGGATTACGAGAACGCTTTCAGAAAGAAATCCCAGCACTAGCTAAGGTACAGGACATGGTAAAGTATGAAGCACTCAAGCACAAAGGTGTACTCCTGCCTGATGGTAGGCGTGTACCCGTGCGTAGCGAACACGCTGCCCTCAACACCCTGCTGCAGGGTTCAGGAGCTATCGTAAGCAAGTACTGGATGGTCGAGGCGTTCAAGGCTATCAAGCCCGCAGGAGCCAAGCAGCTGGCTTATGTGCATGACGAACTACAGTACTCATGTCCAACAGAGACTGCAGATGTATTTGGTAAGGCTGTTACTGCCGCTGCTACTACAGCAGGTGAGATGTTAAAGATGAATATTCGTATTGATGCAGAGTACTGCATTGGTAAGTGCTGGGCTGATACACATTAAGGAGACACTATGTC